AAGAAACCTGGCAGAGCGAATGGCATTACTGTAGCGGGAGAATGGTGGCGTTTACCTTGTTGGATGCGTAGGCATACCAAGTGATCTGGGCTTGCTCGTTTGCGGCAAGCGCGGTGATGTCCGCAAGAGCACCAGCGGAGACGAACCAGCCAGAGGCTAGCGTAAGGGCGTGACCACCTGTTCCGTCCTGCGTGATCGTAAGCACTCCTGATGCGCCCTCAGCGAGATTAGAGGGCAGGGAAAGCGTCCTATCAGCGGTGAGCGTCACCTTGGCGTTGTGACCATCAGCAAGGTCATATGTGATCGTCGCAGCATCTGTGAGAGTCTGAGGGGTTCCAACGAATCCACCCGCAGTCACCGTGCCGGTTGCGTCGAGGTCGGTTACTTCCAAAGATCCCGCCCCCGCGTTAATTGATACAACCCCAGCCGACGATCTACCGAGATAGGTGTCAGCATTCGACGAGACACTCCCAGAACACCACCCAAACAACCCAGAGCTTTGCGCGTTAAGTTTTGTGCTTGCGAAACGGAATCTTTCGACATCAGCCGGTTTGATCGACATCACCCCAGAGGGAGACGCGAATCCCTCCGCAGTAACCGTGCCGGTTGCCCCTAAGTCCACAGTGTAGACATCCGTGGCAATAGTGCTGGTTGTGGTGAGCGTGTCAAATGTAGGTGAATCCGTGGTGTTGAGATCCTGGTCGAAGCTGCTGCCTCCACCCGCTGCATCGATAGCTGCTTGTTGGGCAGTGGATACCGGCTTGTTCATGTCGCTGGTGTTGTCCACGTTATCCAGTCCGACATCATCCTTGGTGAGCGCGTCGAGTGCTGCCTGTTGCGCTGTTGATACAGGCTTATCCTCGTCGCTTGTGTTGTCTACGTTGCCGAGACCGACTTGATCCTTTGCCGTGGGCTGATACAGGGAATCCCACGCGGAGCCGTTGTAGATCCAAGTTACTGACCCCTCGGTGTGAGAGTCACCCTGATTTGGTGCGGATGGGAAGTTGATTGCCATGATATTGATTAGGTTGGGATGTCGCTGACGATGTTGGCCGCGGTCATGTTATACATTACGAAGTGACAGTTTGCAGATGAGCCGCTGTCGGTGAGTGTTGGGTATGTATCGCCATCCCCCATTCTCCACCAGTGAGTCGGTGGATTGGTGAGAGTGGAGAGATCGAATGGCGTCCCACTGTTGTAGATGCTGGAGACATTTGTTGTCTCGTCACTATTCCAGATGGCGAACTCGTCAATCTTCTCACCCTTAAGAGTATTGCCCGAAACCAGTTTGCCCAGTCGCAGGTTCTGGCCGCTAATCGAACCCGTGTAACCGTAATTGGAGTGGCTGTTGCTTGTAGTCTGAGAAACGGAGTCCACGAAGATCTCAAATCTCCCGTAGTAGTTGCTCAGTGATCCGCTGCCTGCTCCCGTTGTCCCTCCATCGTAAGTGATTACAATGTGCTGCCATACGTTGGCAGTTAGGGCTGAGGCGGTCTGGAGTCTGACATGGTTATTGTTGCTCCCGTAGTTCAAGCGGAGTTTGCTGGCGTTCGTGATTCTCAGTTCGACATACCCGCCATTCGTGGTGTCGTTGCTGCCGTAATAGAAGACAACGCGCCCATTGTTGGAGTTGGTGGGCTTGACGAAAAAGGAAATAGTCCAAGCGTCACCTGACCCGCTGCCATTACTGGAGCGCCCCAGGGTGGAGTCCAGCAGTGCCGCATTCGCCCCAGCGTAATCCTGATTGTCGAACTGAACGCTCTTAGTGTTAGCGAAGGGAGGGGTGGATACCGTGAGAACGATGGTCTCGCTGTCTTCCCCGTTGTAGTTGATCGCCTTCACTGGGATGTTGTATGTCCCCACCGATAGGCTTGAGCCTCCAATGATCTTGCGGGGATTCTCCTGAACCGTGTTGACCCCGCTAACATTTGAGAGATCCCACTCGTAAGACACCCCGTGGGTCGCCGTCAACTCGTAGTTGATGCTCTCACCCTCAACTAGAGAGATGGTGAGAGGGCTTGTTATTTCAGGCAGGGACGATGTGGGAGTTCCAGTATTCTGAAACATCGCATTAAGCGCATCACATACTTCTACAGGGTTAGCCCCATACGCTACATCGTTATCGTCAACAAAGTCACCAAACGGCCTATCGGACACTAGCTCAATATTCTTGGCCAGATCAGTGATACTGCACGAACCATTGTCCACGCTAGCTTGCAGACTATTTAGGAATTGGACACCATTCGCGTCCTCGATAAAGATGGCGTGAGCACCACTGTGACGATAGATTTTGACTGACATGACTAGAAGAGTTGGATGGAAGCGTAAACGCCAGCATTCTGAACTGTTCCTGGCGTTGAAAGGCGAACCTGTAGCTTACCGGGGTTGCCCTTGGTGTTAGTGTCTCCCATGTAGATCGGGAAGGTTGTGACACGCTGATAGGCGATCCCTGAGCCGCTATCGAGCCGCTCCGCGAGGAAGTTGAGAGCATACTCACCAGCACCTCCACCGAGGACATAGCGCATCTCTAGGAGAGCGTTGTTCGTATTAGGAGTGACGGTGAGATCATTACGGAGCGCGATCTCGCTACCGAGTGGCAGGTCTGAGAAGTCTAGGTATCCTGTGGATGTATCGAGAACCTCCGAGACAGACGCGGGCTTGTAACCTTTATTAGTGAAGGCTCCCGCTCCATCATTGGGGATATCTGTCCATGTGTTTGCTGAGATAGAGAATGATCCGCTTGCGTCATTGTAATCCATCCACCCAGTCTTGGAGGTGGTGGACAGTGGGATACCTCCACCACTAACGCTTACCCACTGACCCGAGCTACCGTCCAAGTAATAGGTGTAAAGCTGACCGAGCAGGCTATTGAACCACAAATCACCATCATCAGGTGACATTGGAGCGGTCTCTGAGATTGTGAGAGGCTCCGTCTTGGTATCAAGCGCCGCCTGTGTTGCAGTGGAGATGGGCTTGTCGAGGTCGCTGGTGTTGTTGACATGACCAAGGCCGATGTCGGTCTTATTCTCAACGTGAGGGCTTTGAGCGTGATCGTAAGCGTATTTGCCGCGATCTCCTTGGTATGCTGTAGTCGTGGACTCTCCGAGCGTCAGACCGTAATCTACGCCGCTCGACGCTTTGACTGCGCTACCATCGTTATCGACGATGTAGAGATCAGCACCTGTGCCGTTCTTTACGAAATAGATAGAATCCTCCTCAAGAGAAGGTGGGAGGGCGAGAACTTTGTGAATCTTCATATTACCATTCGTCAGCGCCTTGAGACCATCCGATGAGACCATCGTCGGGGGCAGGGATAGAGGTGCAAGTATTAAGGCTAAGATACTGTCCTCGTCTAAATTGAGTTGAGTGACCCACCTTGGTTAGAGGGGATCTGGCAAGTAGGCGCTCCATAGGGCTATTCTCACCACTGCCAACCTCCATAGCGTCAACAGTGCGAGCATCCTCCAAGCGTCTGCGATAGAGGCGCTCCAGGTCTTCAGCCGAGATGCCGTCTGTGGTGATCTGACGGGCGACCTTCATGGCGATCTTAACTGATACAACGTCAGCAAGCAGGGTGTCCCACTGCGATACGTCATCCTCCCACCTCACATAGCGGAGGTAGATCTCACCGAGGTCTGAAAGTAGTTGGCGACCATTCAGGTCAAAGAATTCAGCCTTCTCGCTCCACGGTTCACCATTGATGTCGAGGATGCGGAGGCAGTCTGCTGGGAGTTGAAAGGCTCCACTGTAGCCGAAGTTCCCATTCTGGAGCGGGTCATCAGCGAGCTTGCTGAGTTTAGCGCGTCCGATGCAGCAAGACCAGCGATGTGTCCGAATGACCTCTTTCGCTGACTGATCAAAGACCCCGCTGATTGCGCGTGCCTTGGCATCGTCATCGGTCAAGTTCGCGATGGAGCCAGCTGACAGATAGGAGAGTGCGTTGTTTGCGATTTGAGTTCTTGTCTGCATATGTCTTAAAGTAAAAAGGGGGACGGAAGCCTAGACTACCCGCCCCCCTTGGTTATCCCAACGAGGAATGATTTAGCGAACGTAGTAGGCGATGCTTACGCGCTGAGTGCCAGCGGTAGGCGATCCACCGGCAACGGTGACCTTGAGATCAGCTTCAGCAGCGACCTTGATAAGCTCATGGCCATCAGTGTCGAAGAAGCGAGTCCCAGCGGAGCTTACCGATACGCCATTGCCGTATCCATCAGGATCAGCAGTGGTTCCGATGTCAAGAGTGACACCAGAGAGCGCAGGCCCAATGACCGAGCTTTTAGCAGGGTCAACGAGAGCACCGGCAGGGATGTTACCGAGGAGAGTGATCACATCAGCAGCGCCCTCATCACCCACGAAGGTGATGGAGTCATTGAGGAAGCGAACACGTCCGGCAGCTTCGATACCATCAGCGGGATTCCCGTTGTTGGCGTAGTCAGCTTGGAGTTTTGATTGTGTAACAGGCATTTTATTATTCTATTAGTTTTTAGCAGTTTGAGGATTATCCGATGCAAGGAACCTTCCAGACACCCTTGTCCCAGATGCGGCTGAAGCCCCAATCCCAGTAGAACACAGACTGAACGCTGTGGTTCTTGGTGGGGAGACGGTCCAGCTCGTGAACGGGCATTTCGTTGTATCCGAACTTAACGGAACCTTTGTGGAAAGCCACACAGGTCTTGATGCCGGCAGCCTCGGGGAGGTTGGTGTCATCGACGGACATGGTGAAGCCCATGCAGTCAGTGAGGATACCAGAAGCGACCTGCTCAAGTTGAGCGGAGGCTTGGTCACGGTTGCGGATCTTCTCGTCCTGAAGGAGTTGAAGAACCTGGTCGGAGCTAAGGATCAATCCAAACGGAGAAGGATTGTTAGTGCTTCCGTCCTGAGACATGACATCAAGCTTGGAGAGCTCGGTGCGGAGCTTCATGAGCTTGTCGTAGGACATGCCCTTGTCAGCGCCAGCAGCGCCGCCAGCGAAGTCATAGTTTACAGGGATGGTGTAAGTAGAGTCGAAAGCTGGGTAGCTCACAACGCCGTTAGCAGCGACCTCGATAGCGTTACCAAGGAGACCGCCATTCTTTCCAGCCTCACCGACAATGATCTTGTCCATGTGACGGGCAGCTTCAGCCTTCTGGTTAGCAATAGAGACGGGGATCTGACTCTCACCAGTGCCAAACTTCTTCTCAGTAACCCGGTCGAAGATGAGGGGCGACTTGTAGGGAGAAGTGGTCACGCGGCGCTTCCCGAAGGTAGCAACGTCTGGAGAGGTCTCACCGTAAAGGTCGGTGATCGCGGTGATGGAATCAGTCTTGTTGGCGAGGGGGAATTCACGATACTCACCATTGACGGCGACTTGATCGCAAAGCCCAATCGAACGACTGCGGACTTGTTGGAATTCGACATCGTAGCGATCTTCGAATTCTGGACGGTAGGACTCCACTGATGGGAGTGACAGGTTATTAGCCATTATCTTGTTTTCTGTTTGTATGTTTTTGTGATGGAGCGAAAGACGCTCGCTTGGAGTTGAGGGTCTATCCCCTCTGTCTCTCGGGGCTGAATCAACGGAAGGTGGCAGACGAATCTGGGCTTCTTAACGAACAGGTGGCCGAACGATTTGACAATTAAAGCAGCAATCACATTCTGGCTACCTTTTACGTCATCCACACCGACAACAAACCCCCGCACCTGTGAAGATGCGAGGGCTTGCGCTATGAACAGGGAGGTGAACGACTCCTCCCAACCAACAAAATCTATTGACCGTATGCTCTAAGCTGGTCGGCGATTGACTTGTATTCCTGATGATCGGCTTCGCTCTTCCAGCCACCGGAGCTAGACATGATGAGTTCACGCTTGCGATCCTGGAGACCCTTCACGTCTGTGGGCATAGAGCGACCACTCGGCAGGGAAGCAGGCATATTGCGCTCGACGTTCTGCTTCATCACGCGGAGGAATGCAGGGTCGTTCATCATGGCGGCGTGGAGAGGATTGCTTGTGACAATCTCGCCGGTCTCAGACTTCTCATACTCGAAGCCCATGTCCTTGCCGTGCTCAGACAACAGGAACTCTCCCAGCTGATCATCGAACTTGGCTTTCAACTCCTCACCACCCAATTCAGCAGTCAGGAGCTTGTGGGTCTCCTCGCGAGTCTTATCAAACTCAGCATTGGCGGTCTCCTTGTGAGACGCAACCACGCCCTCCATTAGTTGAGTGTGCGCAGCGAATAGCTCCTGCATTGCCTCTGGCGTATTGACAGGGTGCTTGGTTGCCCACTCTGACACCATGGAGGCGAGATTGTCGTCAATCTCAGCCCCTTCAGGTAGATCCTTAGGGATTAGAGCCTCCTTGTATGCCTCAGCCGAGGGGAGAGCGCCCAGACCCTCGCGATATGCAGCTAGATCCTCGGGAGTCGCTCCTTCACCCGGCTTGATCACTGCGTTATCCACAGACTCTTGACGTTGTGAGAGACCAGCACGGGCTTCCTTGCCGTTCTTCAGAGCATCGAAGAATGATTGATCGTTACGCGTGGCGAAACCACTGAGATCCTCATGGCCTAGCTCCTTGAAGGATTCCCCTGCATTGCTGCGAAGTGTGCCGTCTGGATGGTAGACCTTGGCGATTGGTGAATCTGCCCAGTTCTCTGCGGGTGCTCCACCTTCGGGAGCCTGACTTTCTGCGACTGGTGCAGCCGCTTGTGCTTCTTCTGACATTGTATCGTTGGTTATTTGGTTAGCTTCCAGAGTTTAGCGAGTGCTGGATGATTCTCGATTAGATACTCCTTGCGACC